TTAATAATATCAATACCATATCTTTCATAAGAATATCATCACTTGGTATAATTTTTATAGAAGAGTAGATAATGGTAAATATGATGATAAGTTTAAGTGTTAAATTACATTTATCTTTTAAATTATTGTTCATATAATTTAATTTACATTTTTTATTTTTTTAGAATTACAAATAATTAAGATGAATATGATGAGTACTAATAAAAAATTTAAAATAAATATTGAAAATACTATTCTAAGATATGGATAAATTTTGTTTGAAAATTTGATGAGAATAGGATTAATGATATCATTTTCTATTTTCTTTTGATTTTCTTCTTTTTTTATTTCGGTTATAATACGATTTAATAAATCTTTAGTTATTTTTTCGGCCATTATTAATAATTATAATAAAAATATAAATAAAAATTTAAAATTAATTAAAAAAATTTGATAAAAAATTATATAAAGCTTTCTCTCTTATACTAATAAGTATGTCTATTGATCCTAAGTATTACACAGAAGATGTTAGAACTGTTAAAAAGGTAGAGTTTTGTGTTTTCACAAACAAAGAGGTTAAGTCTTATTCTGCCGTTAGTAGTGATCCATTTGGTATTAATGTTTCAGAGTCTTATCAAAACTATGAACCAACCAAGGGAGGATTAGTTGATTTGCGTTTAGGAACATGTGATATTTATTTGAATTGTTTGACATGTGGTTTAAATAATGATTGTCCAGGACATTTTGGTCATACAGTTTTAGCAGAACCAGTTTTTCATTATGGGTTTTTAAATTCGTTGAAATCTATTTTACAATGTGTATGTTTACAATGTTCTAAATTATTAGTTGAGAAATCAGATACGTTATATAAAAAAATGTTAAATAAGAAACCAGAACAAAGATTTAAGGAAATTAAAAACTTGACGAAAAATACAAATTATTGTTATAATTGTGGAACACCAGTTGGTGATATTAAGAAAGAAGAAAAGGAAAGTACAGCATCAATTAGATTAATTTTAGAAAGAGAAATTGGTACTCAAACGATTGATGAAAAAACTGGTGAAGTAACTGATGCAATAAAGAAAACAACGAAGATATTAACACCACGTGATTGTCAGAATATATTAAGAAATTTATCGGAAGTAGATTGTTTCATTTTAGGTTTTAATCCGAAAGTTGCGAGACCGGAAGATTTAATTATTGAACAATTTCCGATTCCTCCTGTTGTTATTAGACCGACAGCTAAAATTGATTTTATGCAATCATCAACTATGGAAGATTCATTAACATTAAAGATAGCTGATATTATTAATTCAAATAAACGAGTTAGACAACAGATGGAGAAAGAAGTGGTATCTAATGAAATATCAAGTTATAATCAAGACATAATAAATTTGTTACAGTTACATGTGGTTCAGTATTTTGATAATGAGAATATAACATTACCCAAGTCTGAATTTAAAACTGGCGGTAAGTTAATTAAATCAATTTCTGAACGTATTAAAGCTAAACAAGGACGTGTTAGAAGTAATCTCATGGGTAATTAAACAGTTAGGGACTGTTTACGACTTGCTCAAAACAGGTAGCTGCTATTTTGGTTGATGATGAAACCAAAATAGGAAAACAGTGTAACATCATCTTTAATATAACTACCTAGTTTCTAATAATTTCAAATTGTTAGAAGCGACATTTTCAAATTGCGGGAACACCTAATTTCACATTATGTGTTGAACATTAATATACTATGTGCATATTCGAAAGATATGTATTCATACTTACGCTGAAAGGCGTATAGTTGCATTTAAAATGCTAAGTAAAAAGTATTAATGTTTTTTGGGAAACCAAAGTTAGACAATCCGCAGCCAAGCTCCTAAACATTGAAAAATGCATGGAGAAGGTTCAGAGACTAGATGGAAATGGGTCAATATTATTGGCTTAAGGTATAGTCCAAGCTTCAGTGATGAAGTGTGTAGGTATCACCCTAGACCTAAACTACTAAAAAATTTAGTAGCATGGTTGAAGATATTTTTAACTGGTTTAACTAGTTAAGAATTAATATAAATCGTGAGGTTTATATTAACCGATTCGAAGAGAGTAGATTTTTCGGCACGTTCAGTTATTACATCGGACCCATACATCAATATAGATGAAGTTGGTGTTCCTAAAAATATAGCAATGGAATTAACAATTCCTGAAGAAGTTACACCATATAATATTAAACACTTAACAGAATTAGTACAAAATGGTCGTGATGAATATCCTGGTGCTAACTTTGTATTTAGAACTATTTACAAAGATGGTAAACCAGATATACAAAAAATAGATTTAAAATATAGAAAAAAATCAATTAAATTAAATATAGGTGATATCGTTGAAAGACATTCAGTTAATGGCGATTATGTCTTATTTAACAGACAACCTACATTACATAAACCTTCTATGATGGGTCACAAGATGCATGTACTTGATAGGGATGATTGCTTCACTATGAGAATGAATGTCTCATCATGCAGTCCTTACAACGCAGATTTCGATAAACGAATATTTCCATCACGATCCATCGTGATGGTAAACTAAATATATCTCTGTCGGAAACAGGGGGCGTGAAAAGCGTGATACCCCCTAGTTTTAACATAAATTATGTTAAAGCGAAACACCTTGATGCGGGAAACCCGTAAAACATATTCTACTAAGTTTAATTAGAAATAATTAAATGGCTTCGGATAATACTCGAAGGTATAGTAATAACGAATATGATGATTTTAAATTTCAAATTCAAAAAATTGCAATTTAATTTTACTAAGATAATAATACTGTGATTAATCATGATGGAAGAATCAATTAATACAGGTGTTATTTATCTTATAACAAACATGACTAATAATAAAAAATATATTGGTAAAGCATATTCATTTGTAAAACACGTTAGAAATCCAAATTATAAACATGGAACTGATGGGCGTTTTAAAAGACATCTTTCAAATGCAAAAAATGGTAGTAATGAAATACCTCTCTTATATAATGATATTCGTAATTATGGTTCTCAAAACTTTAAAGTTGAAACTTTAGAAGTATGTTTAAAAGAGAATTTAAAAGAGCGTGAAGAACATTATATAAGACAAATGCAAACATATAAAGATGATATTGGATATAATATTTTTATTGGTGATAATAAACCAGAAGATATTAAACATAAAGATGAATATGAAAAAAATAAAGTTGAATCTAATAAATTAAGAGCAATTGGTGGTAAATTAAGACAATCTGATGATACAGTTTCATTACCACCAAATATATATAAACGTAAAGATGGTTTATTTGCTCAAATTAAAATAGGTTCTGTTTTATACAATAAAGGTTTTTTAAGTTCAAAAGATAGTCATGAACAAAAATTACAAAAAGCAATTGCATGGTTAGCTGAAACAAAGCAAACCTATGGTGAAATTGAAGTTTAAATGAAATTGGCAATCCGCAGTGTTAGTTCCTAAAATCGTTATGATAAGATAATGGAACGCATTCAGAGACTGAACGGGTGTTGGTCATAAATGATAGTCTAATCAACTTGATATGGCTTAAGATACAGTCCAATCCCATATGAAAGTATGGGTTATAATGGAATATTTATATTTCATTATAAAATCGTCGGGAGATGAGATGAACATCCATCTGGCACAATCAGTTCAAGCCAGAAATGAGTTAAAACGTATAGCAAACGTAAAATACCAAATAATTGGTGCAAAAGATTCAAATCCGATAATTGGGTGTGTTCAAGATGCTTTATCTGGATCATACTTATTAACAAAATTGGATACAAAAATAAAAGGTTCTGATGTAGCAAACTTTTTATGTAATACAACATCAGAAACAAAAAATGAAATTGATCCAAATAAAACATATACTGGTCATGAAATATTTTCACATATTATTCCAAAAGGTATTAACAACACGGTAATTAAAAATGATAAAAAAGTTTTAGAAATATTAGATGGTGAGTTAAAGATTGGTGTATTAGATAAAGCAACTTTATCAAAAGTTAAAAACTCAATTATTCATTTTATTTGGGATAAATATGGTCCAGATAAAACTAGAAGATTTATTGATGATGCACAAAGATTAGCATTAGCTTATTTAAATTACCATGGTTTTACATTTGGTATAAAAGATTGTTTAGTTGATGAAAAAATGGATGACCAAATTAAACAGATGATTAATAATAAAATATTAGAATATAACACTACATTAACTCAGTATGAAAATGATACTGATCAAATTAATCCTACAATTGTTGAATCTAACTTATCATCTGATTTAAATGCATTCAGTAGTGAAATCGGTAATATGTTAGTTAAAAGTTTAGGTCCAGATAATAATCTATTTGTTTGTATTGACTCTAAATCAAAAGGTAACTTAATGAATTTACAACATATTATGGGTTGTGTTGGACAAAAGTCAGTAGAAGGCAGTAGAATTAAAAAGAAAGTAGAAAACAGAACTTTACCTATATTTCATAGAGATGATGACACACCAGAAGCTAGAGGTTTTATTAAATCATCTTATACTGATGGTGTTAATTCTTATGAGTTTTTCTATGATGCGATGGCTGGCCGTGAAGGTTTAATTGACACGGCCATTAAATCAGTTACATGGGAAACTCCAATTGTTATAATTGAAGATAAACAACCAAAATATATTGAAATCGGTAAATGGATTGATAATTTGTTAGAAAATAATAATGAGAAGATACAACATTTTACAGAAAAACAAATGGAATTGTTAGATACAAGAAATATTTATATTCCAACTATGGATTATCAAGGTAATGTAAGTTGGGGCGAAGTAACTGCAGTAACTCGTCATGATCCAACGGAAAAATTATATGAAATTAAGACTAGTGGAGGTAGATCTGTAACTGTAACAGATTCTAAGTCATTGTTAGTTTTTAATAATGATACTAATGAATTTAAGGAAATGTTAACTCCAGATATTAAAGTTGGAGATTATGTTCCAGTTACATATAAATTAAATGAACCACCTGTTGTTATAAATGAATATGATAATAAAGTATTAGATTATGATTATGGATTATTACTTGGTGAACAATTAACTGAAATACCTAATTATGTTATGTTGGCACCAATTAATTTTATTGATGGATTTTTAGAAAGATATAATAAACATGATGTATCAAGTGAATCATTAAATAAATTAGGATTATTAAAAGCAAGAAAAGGTATTTTGAATAATCAATTAAAAACATTAAATGATGTTGTACTTGATGAAATTGTAGAAATTAACTTAGTTGATGTTAAAGATCATCCTAAAGTGTATGATTTAACAATTCCATCTACATTTAATTTTGGTTTGGCAAATGGTCTTCAAGTTAGAGACACTGCTAAAACCGGCTATATCCAACGACAACTAATTAAAGGTTTGGAAGATTTAGTAATTAAATATGATAATACTAATCGAAATGCAAAGAATGTGATTATTCAATATGTATACGGTGAAAATGGTATTGACCAATCAAGTCAGACTGAACTAATTATAGGTTTAGTATCATTGAATAATGATGAATTGGAATCAACATATGGTTTTACAAAAGATGAAATGACAAAGTTAGAAAAAGAACATAAGATAAAAGATTTAAGTAAATTGAATAAGACTTATGTAAATAAAATCA